CACGTGCTGGTTGTTTAGCACTTAACCAACCAAACGGATTAAATGATGTCTTTTTAGTTTTCTTTAATTCCCCTTGATCTTTCTTATTATCTTTACCACTTTCAAAATTATCTAACATATGGGCATCTTTACGACCTAATAATGATGTTGGAACTAAACTTTGTAAAAAACTTTCATTATTTTCTACTTTTGCACCAGGTAAGAAACGACCTAATAAGCCTAAAGGGTCACGATTGGTATATTTACGGTCTACTTTTGATTTATTAAAAAAATCTGAAGGTTGATATGCTGGGTTAAAACTTAAACCACCTTTAATAATAGGGAAATCTTTTTGTAATTGGTCTGCAATTACACCACCAAGTGAATGGCCTACCACATAGATGTCATTCCCACTAGAAAATTTTCCAATATTATCACCTACAAATTTTTTATCTTCTTTATATCTATCAGTCATAGTTAAAGCATTAAATGGTAAAAAAGTATTAGTTCCTAACCAATCCCTGCTATCAGCACTACCACGGACAGCTATAATGACGGTATTATCAGTAATTCTTTTATAAAAAACTATTGTTGGTGATTTAACTAAAACTTGATAACCTGCGATATTTAAATTTTCTTTATATGATCCGTATTCCATCTTATTAAGGTCTGCTTCAGGTGGCATAGGACCAGCCCCACGTTGTCGAATTTTTACGTTATTTAATTTAGCCTTAATAAGTCTAGCTAATACACTACCAGATTTTTGTGATAATTCTTCATTTATTTTTTCGATATTAACTTTTGTTTGTGACATATATATTATATATTTATATTAAATATTTTTTATATATGTCTTTTGGGTTTCAACTGTATGACCCATTTTTTCTGCATCATCTTTCATTTCTTTAACGGTATCACCATATTTATCACTTAAAAATATATGTCTTAATGCACTAGATGATATTCTTTTTCCAAATATTTTATTAAATAATTTAGTCATACTATTTACTTGTGATAATGGATTTCCATCATATGATACCAAGAATGGTGTATCAGTTGTTTTCTTTACCTTACCTTTAATTTTAGGGTGAAATTTTAAATATAAGTCAATTATCTTTTTTAATTCTTCACTTATATCTTCTACTTTTTGACCATATTTTTTAGATGTCTTATAGATGTTAAAATAAAATTTATTTTCAGAATATGCTAGGTAATTTTTGTCCTTCGATAGTTTATCAGTGTTTTTATAAACTACATTCATATATTGATAATCTTTATTACGTCTAGGTGGTGATAATACATATAATGATAAAATCATATAGTATAATAAGGTTTCATATTGTGGTTTATTAATTACTAAAGATTTTTCAGAAAATTCATCAACTTCTTTTTTTAATTCTTCAAAACGTTTTTTAACATCATCCCAAGATATCCAATTTTTCTTTTGTTCTTCTGTTGGTTCATCAGTTTCTTTTTCTTTTATTTCATTACTTTTTTCTAACATTAAATCATAATATGCTTTCCTTAACTTTACAATTTTTTTGTCGTCTGGGCAACACCCTAATACAGATACTATCGAAATAAGTATAGATCTTTTAGTATTATCTTTATAACCTTTTAACACATCTTGAACACCTTTAACATTCTTTAAAAATTTAAAATCTTTTAATTCACCGTTATTGATTTTTTCTAGATTTCTTAAATATAATTTTATGCTAGATTCAGATAGATTTTTTTCTTTTAACTTGTTAATTAAATCTTGTTTAAAATTTTCCATATATATAAATAATCTAAATATTTTATTTATATATAATATGATTTTTTACTTTATTAATATATTATATGGATCAAAACGGAATTATTGGTTTAGTTGCTTTGTGCATTTCTATTATCGGTAGCATTTTAGGTGTGATTAATCATCGTCGTGTCCGTAGCCATTGCTGTGGTAAAGACCTAATAGCTTCATTAGATGTAGAATCAACAACACCCCCAGAAAGTAAAGAAGACTTGAAAATAAAGATTCCCCAAAGACCCGAAGACGTAAATTTACCACCATCACCACCATCTATAAAAAGAATTGAAGTTTAATCATCATTATTTAATAAATAGCAATCTTTTTCTGTCATCACAAATTGGGGATAATTTTTAAATATTGTCACCCATCTAGACCCTAAATTTTTTGCTTTACGAATATCTTTAGTATCCATACCTATATAACCTTCTAATAAATTATTTAATTGTCTTTTAGATCCTGATGCAGGGAAATAAGTTATTGAATGGCATTCGTTTAACATTCTTCTAGTTTCCTTACCATTTGTAGGTAAGTGATTTGTAATAATACAACTTGTCTTCGTGTGACGTCCTACTTCTAATATTTGATTAAGAAGGCCATATAAAGAATCACGTAAAGGTTTTTGGGTGATGCAATCTATATCGTCAAATATTACCAAGCTGTTTTTAAGGTCTGAAGGCATAATTGGATCAGTAATTAAGGTATCATCAATCTTAACACGTTTAACTTTTAAATCATCTAGTTTTTTATCTTCTGGAACAGGTGAAAAAATATAAACAGGGTGATCTTTATGTGTCTTTTTATAATTTCTAATATATTGACTAGCATAGAAGGACTTACCAGAACCACTTGGACCAGTAATATATAAAATATCACGTTCTTGCGTGGTATTAGGTATTTGTTGAAACTTTCCATCGTTTAAATGTATTTTATTAAATCCACCGTCTACTTCACCATCATCAATTGAAATTAATGTATCTTTTTTAGTGCCAGCATCTATTTTGGCGAAAGGTCTACCAATTTTTTTAGTATTTAACATGATTATATACTAAAAATATAAAAATTTTAATCTAAATGTATTTTTTATTCAATACATCGTAGAAGTATTTTTTTGCTTCTTTATTTACTTTCTTTTCTAATTTAGGTATCATTTTATAAATGACACTTACTTTAGGTATGATTTGATAATTTATTAAATTTACCCTTACCCTTCTTCTAATTAATGGATCGTCATAATTTTCTAATAATATTTTTATAGCTTTTAGATTTTTTAATATCTTATATTCACTACCAGTATAATTATTTAAGAATTCACTGATCATAAGACCTTTAGGCTTATCATTTAAAAATTTTGCAAGACTGAAAGACCATTTTACAGCTTTATAATAATTACCTTCATTAACTTGTTCTTGAATATCATCTTTAATAGCTTTTTCAACATTATATTTATTAGGATTTAACCAGTAATTTATTGACATTTCCTTAAATGAATCAACTAAAAATATAACTAGATCTATTTTAAGGTATTCAATTTGATTAAAATTTTCTTTAGGTATTTCAACATCATCTATTTGATCAGCCATAAATTTAATTTTTTTACTAGCATTTTTATATTGAACTTTGAATTCAATAAAATAAATATCATCATTATCGTCTATATTTTTCATAATCTTTTTAATTTCCTTCACGACAAAATCATATTCAATTTTACCTTCAATATATACATCTATATCTATATCACCTGCATTTCTTTGACTTTCTAAAGAATAGCTACCTATTACGGTGGGTCTAATATTTCCAAATTGAATTGATCTAAATATCGGTTGTTCTTTTGAACTAGGTAAATTTTTTACTGCGAATATATCCATATAATTAAAATATATTTTAATTATATAACATATGGAAAATTTTGATTTAAACAAAAAAGGGGCTAAAGTTTTAGTTTTATCGTGCATTGATCCCCGATTCGTGGAATTACTAGCTGATTTTTTAATTCATAATAAAGAAGTTCATAATGATTACGATTTAATTAATTTCGCAGGTGCTGAATTAGGTGTATTAGAAAATAAAAAATGGAAAGATGTATACTATGAACATATCGATATAGCTTTAAAGTTACATAAAATAAAAAAACTTTGGATATTTAGTCATATGGATTGTGGTATGTATAAGGTGGTAAATGGTACAAAAAAAGATGCTGATGAACACCTTCATGCTACTAAATTAGATGAATTAGAAGCAATTCTTAAAAAAGACTACCCTAAATTAAAGATTAAGAAATTTATCATGACAAAGACAGCTGAATTTATAAAAGTTGCCTAATTGATGGTATTAAAAATAGAAATTCTTTAAATATTTTTAGGAATTTACGAAATTTACAAATTTATATAGATATTTTTTGCGATTTTCGTAAATTCCTAAAAAAATTTAAAGAAATTACACCTATCAGTTCAAACCTTTCTTCTTACTTTCTTTTTCATCGTCTTCTTCATGCCATAAAATTCTTAAACTTAATTCATTAGCACTATTACGGCCTAATTTTCTTTTCTTACTAATTGCACCGTGTGATTTTCTAAATCTATCACGCATGATCTTGGCATAACCTTTTTTTACTTCTTTTTTCTTTTCTAGGTGCTTATAAATATAATAGTCTTTATATCCTACCCTTCCGAAATGTTTAGTTCCGTTTTCTGTCATAATACGTAGTTTATGCACGTCATCATTATCTAATGTCATCTGTTTATCATCATATCCTGATTTTTTAGCCCATATTTTCATCTGTTTTAAATAAGCTTCTGGGCTTATACCATAACTACGTAATTCTTCATAGAATTTTGTACCTTTTACACCTGATCCCTGTGTCCCACGTGGTCTTCTACCTTTCTTACCTTTTGGATCAGTTTTTATTGGTGCTACTGGTTCTAATACGATAGGTTTAGGTGCATTCCTTTCTTTTTTAAGCTTTTTAGCATAACTTAATATACCTTTTCTTGCTATTTGTTTCCTTGAAGGTGTAGTCATTTCTTCTAAAAAATACCCTAATTCATTAGTTGTAGGTATAGTATTACTTCCGTATTGATTACGATACTTATTAAGCACATCTAAAAATATTTTTTTAGTTGGTATAGGTAATAAAGGATCTTTATCTTCTTCCCTTTCTTTATTTTTAATTCTTAATAATATTAATATCTTATTATATAAAATTTTATCTTCTTCTGTAAAATTTTCAGAATCAACATTTTCACTGGGTAGTTGTTCATAAAATTCTTTTATGACGTCCCTAACCATTATTTCAGGATTTTTATTGGTGAACTGATGACCATGAAAATTTGATGTTTTAAATTCTGAATAAATAACATTTTTTTTTGGATGTGCTTTTTTTAATTTATTTATTTCAATATCACGCTTATATAGGTATTCTTCTTCATCTTTATCTAATTTAAAATATTTATGACCACCTAAATTTAACTTTTGAAATAATGCATCTTTAATAGGACTACATCCACGAACATCTTCTAATTCATCTAAAACTACATTTAATGCCTTTTCAAAGCTATCTTTTTGAAATTCCCTTTCTAAAAAAGAATAAATTCTTTCTTTAGTTCTGGTATTTAATGTATATTCATAACCATATCCACCTTGTTGCCAGTAAAACATTACGGTTGTATAGTATGATAATGATGTTAAATCAAAAAGATTTAATTTAGGTAGATAGCAAAATTCACCTTTACCTTTATTTTGTGCTATTTTACGAAGTGCATTAAATGATATAAAACCATATCTTGAACTACATTTTGTATCTAAATAGACTGATTTTTCTGTTTTATGCCATGTGCAATTATCCATACCGCTATATATGATATCATTACCATCTTTATAAAAATTATTAGCAACAAGACCACTTGTCATTATATTAAAATAAGATTCACCTAATTTTTCACCAGCACAAATATTTTCACAAAAATAATTACCACTACCCATATCATTAGCTTTTTGTGCTAGTCTTCTTACATCATCTATGACTTGTTTTTTATAATATCTATCTATTAACCAATTACTAGGATCATATAAAATAGTTTCAATTGAATCAATGTCAATTACACCACTTAAATTTTTTTGCCAGTCATCAACCTGTTGTTCATCATATTGACGACCAAAATTTTCTTTATCGTAGTAATCTATCCATAAACTGGTGATTGTTTCCATTCCTTTTTTATATACACCTGTATTAGGGTCTTTTTCATTTGTTTTATCTTGAAATTCTAATAATAAATAATGTTTTAGATACATTAGACTACTATTATTAGTATTAATAGGATCTGATTTATATTCTTCCCCTGATATCATATAAAAATTAGGTGATCTACCTTCTATTTCTTCATATAATTTTTTACCATCTTCTACTGCGTTTTTAGTTGCTTCATCTGTATATTCGTATGGATCAATAATAAGTTTTAATAATTCATTAGGACTAGTAAAATCAGTATCACCCCTTAATCTTTCATATTCTTGTATAAAATCATCTAATGTTTCGTATGTATATACGGTGTTACCTTCTTTTTCAGCTTCTTGAAAATCATTATATAATTCTTTCATTAATTCAATTCTATCGTATTCTTTATTATATTCTTTTGTTTCTTTTTCAGCTTGTTTCATACCACGTAGATTTTCTTCCATAATTTTTTTTTCTTTTATTTGTTCAGGTGTATATGCTGTAACTGGTTCACTATCAGCTTCATCTAAATTAGATTGAAGTAGATCTTTCATGATATCACTATGATCCATGTAAGTATTTTCATAAGTTTTTTTATATTCTTCTTTAAATTTATCAAAATCCCATACACCATCATCATCATCATCATTTTCACTTTTAAATTTTCTTTTATGTGTTCTATACCATCTATCAATTTCCCTATCGCCTATACCTGGTAAAATTCTACCTTTTCCTTTTTTACTACCTTTTTTATTTTCCCCTGATACTATAGCACGGACTTGCTTTCTAGCTGTCTTCAATGGTATCCCCTTCTTTGAAAAGCATACCTTAACATCGTCTGCTTTACAAACTTTAAATTTTTTATCTTTTTGTTCAATAATTTTGTATGGCATATTAATATATTAATTTAGATAATTAATTTATATATTATTATATATATCAATATGTCTAGTCAATCAATGTCAGGAAAAACAAATTATAACACCGATCCAAATCATATTTATTACAATTTACAATTATTTAATAATGATACAGTCGGGGCATCTAATTCTACACCAGTAAGATTTCAAGAAACAAGAACATCAACCATACTAGCTAATCCATCTGAATATTTCTTAAGTATTCAAAGATTTCACATTGATACACCATCATTACCTGTATTTATGCCTGAAGTTGAAACATCACCTATATACAATCCTACACAAGACCCTGATCAATTAATTTATCAAGTAGCATTATATCCACAACTTTCAGATTTACCCCCTTTAATTATTCCTATAAAATATGTAGGTAAGGCAGGTAATACTTTTAATAAGGACGTCAGACCACCTTCTAGATTAGACGTAAATGCTTTAAGTAATCCTTATTATTTTGTTAGTGAATTTCAGGACTTTTTAGATATGATTAATTTAAGTATTTCACGTGCATTAGCTTTACAACCTGAAACATCTGGATTTTCTGTAAAATATAGCCCTTATTTCACACTTACATCAGGAAATAGATTTCAAATCTATTTACCACAAGGAACTACACCTACTACATATAATACGGATGGTAGTATCAATCAATTAGGTAGTGCATTACCAATTTATAGTTCATCAACAAATGATACTAATGGTGTAAAACTTGTTATGGCGTTTAATTCACCTTTACATTCATTATTTAGTTCATTTTCTTATACATATATAAATAGCTTAAATAATTTAACTAAATATCTTGGACCAATATTATCAGATCCTAAACAGACTAATGGATGGTATCAACTAGTTGTAAATCCTGCTAATCCTAACCTTACTGGACCAGCATTAGATGATGTTTTTCAAACAAATTTTATGGGTCTAAATTTTGTCAAAGCTAGCGATTTCCCATTTTTAGGCAATAATTTTCCTTATGGTGGTTTTACTGGTAATAATTGGGGATTTACCCCTAATTCATTCCAAATATTAACCCAGCCATATAGTTCAGCCCCTTTATGGTCTTGTGTAAAACAAATGATTTTTACCACAGCATTAATGCCTGTAAATAACGAATTAGTTGGACTACCTGGTGTTATTAATAGTAATAATGCATTAGATACAGACGTTCAAAATAATAACTTTAGTCCAGTTATCACCGATTTAGAAGTCCCACTAGTAACAGGTGATGAAATTAAGCCTTCTATTTCTTATAGTCCTAATGGTGAATATAGATTAATTGATTTAATGTCTAATACACCTATTAACAGTATAGAAATTAGTGTTTTCTGGAAAGATCAATACGGTGTTCTTCATCCCTTCGTATTAGAACCAGGATGCTTTAGTTCATTAAAGATATTATTTAGAAGAAAGATCTTTAATCTTATCTATTTGCCTGAATATTCTAAAGCACTTAATTAAAAATTATTTAGTTAAGAATTATTATATATATTTATTATATATAATCATGTCTACCGATTTCAAGAAGATTTTAGTAAAAGATTCCCGTTTAATGGTCACTGATCAATTAGCGTATGCCGTAAAGAAAGGCGGTCAATCTATTGTATCACAAGTAGCTAGTGCCATAGCACAATCCACCAGTTCCGTAAATTTTAACGTGCAGATACCATCAGAACAGACCATAGTCGACAGAAGGGTCTTTGTTAAGTCTACCGTATTAATTCAATTTCAAGTAGTTGGCACAACTGACGCTGGTTTAGCTGGAAATCAACTACCTGCACTACAATATGGTAATAACATTAGTTTAGCTGCCTTTCCTTTCCACCAACTTGCGTCTACCGTTCAAACTACACTAAATAATAATGTAACTTCAATTAATATTAAGGATGTATTACCCTTTTTAACCCGTTCCAATGATTCCCGTGAATTACAAAAATCTATGTCATCATGTCCTACCTTACCTGATAAATTCTATTATAATTCTGATGATATGGGTGCATCTGGTGATTTAGATAATTACTTACTTGGATTTCCAAATGGTCTTACAGGCATTAAGGTCGTAAATTGTATGCCTGGATCTGTAAATGGTGTATTTGATACTGGTAGTATTGATTCCGATATTCTTCCTAATGGTGCATTCGCTGGATATGGTGCTAGAATTGGAACACCTAATACTGGTGTAGATGCACCAGTAACATTATTTTATTCTACAACTAATACACCTGGTGACTGGGCAGTTGTAAATCAATCATTGATTGTTCCAGGTGTTGCACCCGTTGGTGGTGGAACTGGTCCACAACCTTCCCAACGTTCAGGATGGTATCAATTACAATTTACCACCATTGAACCCGTATTATGCCAACCTTTCTTATGGTCTAACCCATCTTCTAACACCCAAGGAATATATGGCCTTCAAACAGTACAACTTCAATATAATTTAACAGACCCTAATAGATGTTTCAGAATTGTCGATACACAAACTAATGTAGGTAATATAACCGTTCAAAACGCTACAATCGTAAGTGTAGCTAATTCCCAACTTATTTTTAAATATATTACCCCACACCCATCTGATTTATTACCTGCCAGAAATGTAATACCTTTAATGACATATGATCGTTATTTTTCTAATGCTTCTAACACCTTACTTTCAGCAAACTATGGAACTGGTCAAATTACTTCTAATACTTACAATCTTACACAAGTCCCAGATAAGATATGTATCTTCTTACGTAAGAAACAAACATTACAAAGACCTAATGACACCGATTGGTCACCTGTAATTCAGAATATTTCTTTAAATTGGAATAATAATGCAGGATTATTAAGTAGTGCAAGTTTACAAGACTTATATTCTTATAGCGTAAAAGCTGGCAGTAATCAAACATTCCAAGAATTTTGTGGTCAAGCATTCATGATTGGTGCTAGAACAGGTGCAGCTGGCAATTTTAATAATGCTAATTTCGCAATAAAGAAGTCCACCATAGGATCATATCTAATGTTGGATTTTGCTGATGTAATACAGCTTACTGAAGATTTCTATGCCCCTGGCAGTCTTGGGAATTTCCAATTACAATTTCAATTAACCATAGCAAATCAAAGCGACTTTGAAGTTGCTGCATCTTCATTAGAAATTGTTTTGGTGGTTTGTAATTCAGGTATCATGGTGACTGATCGTGGCCAGACATCTACTTATACTGGAATTTTAACAAAGCAAGATGTATTAGACGCCAGTCAAACTGAAGCCTTAAGTAGCCACGATGTAAAGCGTATTGTAGGAAGTGGTTCAATGGATTCTGGTCGTGCATTACCTATGAAGGTATGTGATATGTTAAGACATGCAAAATCTTTACCCGCAAAAGCTGTTGAAATAGCAAAAGAAGCAGTAGGTAAAATGGCCAGTAGATTAATGTAATACCTAGTTAAATAAAATATAAAAATTATTTAGTTAAGAAATATTATATATAGATATTATATATAATATGTCTACTGATTTCAAGAAAGTAAGTATTTTAGATGATCGTCTTATGACAACCGATAGTTTAAACTATGGCGTTTTTCGTGGTGGTCAAAACGTAACAAACGTAAGAATGCCTGCCATCAGTGCCACCAATAACGCTTTAAATTTTGTTGTTCCTTTCCCATCAGAAAGCACTGTATTAGATCGTGAAGTTTATATTAGAACTGAAACCGATTATATCTTTCAATTAAGAACTGCCGTGCCTGGTCAACCTATATATGCTAGTTATTCTAGTAGCACAAACCAAAATAGCCCAATTGGATGGCAATGCCCTTTAATATATGGATATAATCTTTCTGTTGCTTCTTTTCCTACCCAAAGAACCTTTAGCACTGTCCAAGTCCAATTAAATAATAATATTAACACCATAAATACATCTGATGTATTACCTGCTTTATTAAGATGTTCTGATGTTTTAGACTGGGAAAAAACAAATATGTGTGCTAGTTCTGTAGATAGGTTAGCAATGGTAGCAGATGAAACTTTTGAAGGTATAAATAGCAATGTATCATCTTATGATATGGTTCAAGGTAATAAATCTATTGGTAACGGTTCTTTTAATAATCAATTATATGCTTTAGTTAACGATAATACACCTGTTCCTTATTTACCTGGTGGTGGTGTTAACGTATTAGCAGCTGGTAACCTTTATACTGAAGCAGGGACAAGAAACTTTTTATTACGTGTCGTATCTACTGAACCTTTAGTTGCCCCCCCTTTCATCTGGAATAAAACACAAACTAATTGTGCTGGTATCTACGGCCTTCAAAACTTTTCTATCGTGGCAAATTACGGCAGTTTATGGCCAGCCCTTAAATTATCATGGTCTTTTGGCTTTAGCAGTGCTGGACCAATTGAAACAACCGCAGGCAATCCTGGACCTGGAACAACCCCAACACGTGGACAAATTCAAACCCCTAGTTCTGGAAATTTCGATTTAATGACTTCACTAATCCAAAATGTCCGTAATGCTGAATTACAACTTAAATATATTACACCACACGGAACAGATGTAAAACCTTTACGCAATGTTTTACCCCTTCTTGAATATCCCCGTTTTATTACCAGTGGTTTAGGTGGTTTACCTAATGCTACCATAGGAAGTTACAATAATGATGCTTTAACACCTATAGTAATAAGTGCAGGCGTTCAAGGTATAATTTCACCTACTACTGCTGTCCTTTCTAGTCAAACATATACCTTAAATCAAGTGCCTGATAAACTTATTATTTTTGTTAGACCTGATGCAACATATAGAAATACACCATACTGGAACGACTACGTATTACCTATTACAAATATCAATATACAATGGAATAACCACGCAGGAATTCTTGCGAATGCAAGTCAAGAACAATTATTTCACATGTCCAAGGAAGCAGGATCAAACCAAGACTTTTTAAGCTTTATTGGTCGTGCTAATATTGTAACTGATAGATTTTCTGGTATGGTAAGTAATAACTTCTTAACCCCACCTATTAAAAATAATGATCCTGCTACATTTGGTGAAAGAATATTATCAGTCCAAGGACAAGCAGCCCCACAATCTACCCAAGTATGCACTATTGGATCATACTTAATTTTAGATATGGCTAAACACCTTGAACTTCAAGAACCATTTTATGCCCCTGGATCTTTAGGATCATTCCAACTTCAATTTAACGTATCAGTTGAAAATTACCAATATGGAACACCCTATGCTATCGGTAACACTGATGCACAACGTGGACCAAGACCCGAAATCGTGGTAATTCCTGTAAATTCAGGTATCATGGTGACTGAACGTGGCCAAACATCATGCTATAGTGGAATTTTAACAAAGTCTGATGTATTAGACGCTGCACTTCAAGAACCCTACGGACAAATGGAAATTAAAAGAATTGTAGGCCATGGTCACGGTGATTCTAGCCGTGCATTACCTAAAAAATGCCACCCCCAACACAAAAGTAAAACCCACGTAATGCCTGACGGTTCAAGAATGGAAAACCGTTTAATGTAATTTAATTTAGTTTAAAAATATTATATAATTGAATATTATATAATATTATGCCAATTGATACACCTTATAATAGAAACGTAACAAATCAATATAACCAACTTTTACGTGATAAAGTAGCACACGAAGAAGCTACATATCAAACTGTAATGCCATCACCTGCTGGGATGTATGTAAATGGATATGAACCTGTTATGGTTGGAAGTGGTGTCGGACTTTATAAAAAAGGTAAATCATGTCCTAAAGGTCACGAAGTTTGCACTTGTGGAAGTGGATCAGCCCATGGTGCAGGTAAGGCACATGGTATTAGTGCAACTATTTGTGGCAGTGGTTCAGCACACGGTGAATATGATCGTGTAGTAGGTGGTAATAATACAGGTCTTCTTCCAGCTGTTCGTGTAGAATTAGCTTTAGGTGCTGGTATGCGTGGTGATGCTACATCTAAACACGGATGTTTAGATATGTATCATGCATATGGTCATGGTATGTCTTTTAATGATAGATTAAAACAAAGTGGTATGCAAGGTCATGAACAACAACATGAATATACAACTTTTGGTGGTAGAATATGTAATAGGGACATGTCCGAAGCATCTATAAGATGTCGTGAAGGTAATAAACCACCTACAAGGGCTGGTCCTAAAATGCCTACTAAAAAAACTGATGGCACTTTATACCATAAAAGCATAGGTGGTTATAGTGCAGCCCATCACCATAGACACCGTAATGAATTACAGGCAAATATTAGAAACCAAAATAAAGCAACTAGGGTATTAGGTAATGCTTCAGGTAAAGCACACGGTGGAAAGAAAGGTTTTAAAAATCCTTTATCATCTAAAGCACCAGCTAAAGGAAATAAAGCACCACCTAAAAAAAATGAACCTAGTCCTTATACAATTGATAATTTAATTAAAGGTGTTGAAACAGCTGAAAAGGTAGGTAATACAATTGGAAAAGTTGTCCCTATGGTAGAAGGTGCATATAACTATGGTAAAAAATTATTTGGTTTTGCTAAAGGTCAAACCATACCAAATGATGAACGTCATGCACATCGTGTCCGTGGACAAGTAGCTAGTGGTAAAGCACATGGTGGTCGTGGTCTAGCACATAAAACTGGAAATATATTAAAACATGCAGAAAAAACTAGAAATGAAGGTAAAGGTAAGGCACACGGTAAAAGCAGATCTGAAATCGTGAAGAAAGTAATGAAAGAAAAGAATATGTCAATGATTGAAGCTAGTAAGTATGTAAAAGAACATGATTTATATTAATTCAAATAATTAATTTATATATTAATTATATGAATATTGAATTGCCCTTACAAGTATTCGGGATTCCTAGTTTATGGTCTGAAATTCAGAAAAAAACTTGTTATGTCCTACCATATTATGATGATCATTATAAACAGAAAAGATTATTGAAAGAAGTATTCAAAATATTTGAAAAACTTGGTGAAGAATATCAAATTAAATTCATATATAATAATTCAGAAGCATTTACAGGTGTTGAAATAGATGAAGTTCATTTTAATGAAGTTAAATTGGACTATTTAGAAACTGAAATAAATAGACTAAAGAAATTAATGACAAAGAAAGAAAAACAGAAGAAAATAATAATCGAAATCTAAACAGGTATCAAAGTATAATTATTTTTTTGTACCTTTTCGTCTATGGTAGCCTGTAGCCTATTAGCCTTCATTCTTTCACGATATTCTTTATTACGTTGTCTTACAGTGTCAATATTCATAAGATACCATAATCTTTTATATTCTTTAATATCGTCAATCTTATGATATGCCCTTTTAGGCTTTTCAATTACTGGTTTATTTTCGGTTGGAAAGTCTTTATTCAATTTATCAAAGAAGTCAAAAAATTTCATTTATATAAAATCTAAATATATTTATTTTAATAATCCTTCGGATTATTAAAAGGGCGATTTAGATTATTTTAGATTATTTCCCATGAAAATCAATCAGAAGCTGGAATAATAACGTTATTATTCCTATGCATAATCAAAATTAGGTTAGATTATTCCTAGAATAATCAAATTCGCCCCTTTTATCAATCCGAAGGATTGATAAAATTAAAATATTTAGTTAATATATATAAATGGAAAACGAAAAGAAAGAAGTTATCGAAAGGGAAATGGTTGAAGTCACTAAAATTGCTATTCAAATTCATTTTAATAATAAATACGTAAAAGAATGTATCGTTCCCCACGAAGTATTAGTGAAGATAGCGGACATTTTATACGAATACGAAGATAAAAGGGATAAAGAAAATAAAGAAGGGATATATAAGGAAAAGATAAATAAAGAATAACCTAATAGATGTTTTAGGAATTTACGAAAATTATAAAATTATATAAGATATTTTTATAAATTTCGTAAATTCCTAAAACACCTAGTAAATCTAAAAGTTTATAATTATCAATTAGGCACTTAAAGCCTTGGTGTGCATCGTGTCCAAAATAATAAATAATTTAGTTTTTAATTTTAATTTAAAGAAATAAAATATATAGTTTATTATAATAAATAAAAATGTCCAGTAAAGTAATAATGAATGTTCGTTTTCAATTTGGAAAAGGTGTCCAAGGTGATCTTATACCTAAAATGAAAGATGATGATATATTAGTAAAATACCTAGATGTAAAGCAAGGGCGTGGGTGTGTCCTAATGAAGCCTAAAATGCTAAAACAAATGACCGAATCAAATAATTCAATCTATGAAACTATCGTAAATTATCCATGCAAAGTATTTTTTGATATCGATGGTAAGATCCCTAATGAATGTAATCTTGATATTATTAAACCTATCATCAATAAGTATTTCAATAATCCTAAAATGGCTATTTCTGGCTATGAAACTGAAAATAAAAATTCTTATCATATTGTATTACCTGACTTATTAATTAAAGACTATGACGACCTTATCAACATGAAGAAGCTAGTAAAGAAAATGAAAAATGAAAATAAATATTTTGATACCAATGTATACACCAAGAACCGTGAAATGAAAGCCGTAAACCAATCTAAACCTAATGCTAATGTTCAAAAGATAATAGAAAATGAAAATATCGAAGATCACTTTATCACATGCTTTATTAATAAAAATTCTAAACCTTTCGTATTCGACATCACTGATGATGATAATCAAATCAATTTATCTAATTTACCTATTGCTACTAAAGAACTAAATGATTCAATCAAAAGAAAAATCGTAAACTTTACACCTGCTGATCACGATAATGCACTAAAATTATTAATGCTTATCCCTTGTAATGAAGATAATGATGAATGCTATAAATTTGTAAATTTCTGTTATCATAATAATATTACTATCGATGAATGCTTTGAATGGCTTAAACAAAAAGACGTAAATTGCCGTTCATGGTTAGTTAAGAAATGGAATGAACAAAAGACTGATGCACCATGGAAAGCATCAGTAGGATGGATTAAATCAATTGTAAATATCTATTGCCCAAATTTTCACTGCTTAAATGATGCTAAAACTGCTAAATTTATGTATTCTTTTGATCTTCCTAATGTAAAGATCCCCGTCCGTGTTCTTCCTACATTTCAAACAGCTGACATTCAGTCGAAGCACTACGAAACCCCCCACAAAACTGCTATTTTCAATATTGGTATGGGTGGCGGTAAGACTGGTTCTACCGTCAAATACCTAAAAGAAACTAATAAGTCTTTCGTATGGTTATCTGTTCGTCAAGCACTAGCCAAGAATACTTATAAACGTTTTCAAGATGATCAACTAGATTGCTATAACTATTTAGATATCAAAGGACACGCAAAAGAAGGGGCAATCAATACTGCTAGATCATTATTAATTTCTACTGAATCATTACATCTATTACACGAAACTAATAAGTTCGATGTATTAGTAGTAGACGAAATCGAAAGCTTACTTAATAACTGGGACAGCATTACACACGGTGAAAAAGTAGAAGCTAATTTTTTCAACTTTACTTGGTTATTCAAAGACTGTAAAAAAATTATCTTATTAGATGCTTTCACAACCACCAAGACAATCAACTTTCTTAAATCTTTAGGTATCGAAGATATTATTACTTATTCATGCGACTACAAGAAGACCGAAAGAAAACTTATCGAAAATGAAAGCTTTGATGATATCTTTAAGAAAATGGTAGACGATCTAAACAACAAAAGAAAGATTTTTGTATTTTATCCTTTTCTAGGTAGCACTAATAAACATGATGGGATCAAAGACCTTCAAATCAAATTAATGAATGCATGCAAGACTAAACCCAAGATTCAAACATATAATAGCAAAGAAGCTGACAAAGTCCAAAAAGAATTATATAATGTCGCCACTATATGGAAGGATTTAGACGCCGTCATCACTACATCATCAATTACAGTCGGTGTAAATTATGAAGGTGATGATTTCCACAAGGTATACCTACTTACATCTGGTAAATGCAATTTAGCCCGTGATGTCACCCAAGTATCCTTA